TGTACCGCTTGGTTGTGTGCCAAATGGTTGCCCTTGTACCGCTGTTGTTTCAGCATCAACGTCAATCCAAATCTTTTCACCGACTTTCCATTGATGTAGCGGAGTATATTTACGAGCAGTTTCCATATAATCAAAACGTACACTATCTAGAATAAACAACATGCCGTTGCCGTCAAGTGTAATTAATTCTGTTGTATCACCAGAATACTTAACTAATATATTATTAAGATCAACAATACTTTCAACTTGGTAGAGGCCGTCAAATTCTGTACTAAAATTGCGAGTCATAAACACATCGCCAGCAATTAATCCATGTGGATTATGTGTGGTAAATGTTATATACCCGTCAAGCGAATTAGATACTAACGTAATATTATTATCAGTTTCGGTTATTCTATAGACATTCCAATTCTGTGAAAAATCTTTAGCGCACCATATAGTATATCCTGTGCCCATTGCGCTCAATTGGTTATTTAGATCTGTGAAATTAGCAAGGTCAAAAATAGTAGTGTCAACATCATCAATGTTTACATAACCTGCTGTAGCAATATCATTACTATAGTCACTATAGTCATCTCTATTTAACGCAATGCTACCCGAATATTGTTCAGTTGATTTATATAATTGAGACTTGTTGAATTCTGTGATCCCATCACTGGTTGTGTCAGTTACAAATGTAGCAGTCGCAGGATTAACACTGAATGCTTTTTCATCAAGCGCAATTTCTACATACGGATTTGTATCCAATGCTCCGTACTCTCCGACACGTATTGCCCATTCTTCGTAATAATTTATATCACTGCTTAGATTATTAAATTCTGCGGTAGTTAACTGATTAATTGCGTTAGCAGAACCTTTCTGTTTAATTAATCCTTTATACAATTCAATTTGTGTTGTATCACTTAACCCGAGATCTGACAGATATTGACGCGGTTTAAATCCAATTAATCCGTGGCTATATTTAATTTGATCTGAATCTTTAAAGTTTGTATATGAATCATAATATACCTGAGACTTGGCTGCGATGGTAGCAAAGTTTGGTAATAAGCCTTTTTTAATTTCGTTTGAAGCAAGTTGCTTCCAATAAGCAAATGAAAATTCTGTTGTAGCAGCAGTATTTTGTAACGCAACAAAATATTGATTTTTATATTGTACTAAATCACCTTTTAGATAATCTTTGTTTCCAGACCACGCAGTTACATCACCAGAATTATATACAAATCCCGGAGCACTTAAACTACCATCCCAGTCTGCTGTTTTTTGTCCAATTAATTTTAATCTATATTGTCTATTACCCAATTCTGGTTTGTAAATAATATCATTGAATACTGTTGTGTTATCAAATATTAATACATGTTCGTATTGTACAAGATTTAATTCAATGTATCCAATGACTGCGTTATTAGTTAGTGTTAATTTAAACGCTGTCGGACTACGTAATACATTATAGTCAACATTTTTAACTAATCCAAAATTTTGATCTAATACTTTAGAGCCATATTGACTATCAGTGATAGCATCTGTAATTACACCCACAGTAACAGCATTTATCACATTGGACACTGGACTTAATACTAAGATACTGCCAGGTGCCCAACCTTGTTGTGCCCAGAATAAGAATTCTTTAGTTGACAATTTCCAGTTGCGTGTTTCGCCTAGTTGCTCATCTGTATCATTGAATGTGAACCCTTGCGCCATTAAATGTCTTTCGTAACTAATCAAGAAATCAGCTACTTGTTGTTGAGTATTAAATTCGTAACCATATGGTACTGTTAGTTTTAAGTTTTGATAATCTTTAAACACAGTTACTGAATTAGACAATACAGTAATTTTATATGCGTTTGTGTTTATGACACTTGGAATAATAGTGAAATACGGATTAGATAAATTATATCCACGTACACTATATCCATTAGTAGTTTTTTCAACAATTACGCCGCTGTAGGCTATTTTGTCAACAGGAGTTGATTTATACAAATGTACATTATAGTTTTCATTTGGAATAATAATACTATCATTTGTACTTGTTGGTGAACTTTGCTCTGCTAACACCTGTAGATATTTTTTATCACTAAAGCCAGCCATTTTGTATGCCAGGTTAACTTCGTAATTTTTCAATAACGGTGTAATAACAGTAGAAGGATTGATTCCTTGATTTACTAAGAAATCTGCAATCCAGTTTATATAGCCCGCTGTTCTGACTACTGTGCCGGATGATGTGTCGCCATTGAATGTCAATGATGTTTGTTTAATGTGATCGTTCGTATCAGTTAGGTATTGATCTAATACATAATTTTTTGAATAACGTGATACATCCATTAATAAGCCAAAGTATCTAGCTGGTTTAGCTAAGGCAAGTGCCTGCTGTGCTGCGAACGGAAAATCACTGCTATTGCGCCATGCGGCTTCTACTGGTCCTTGTTGTCCTACTGCCCAGGCTGTTGCGGCTCTAGTAGAATTAAAAGATGCGGTCATAATTGTTGCTGGACTTAATAAATATCCATTGGCATCTACAGGAATAACTGCTGATAGCCCTGGACGAGCAAAGTTAGCGTCTATACCAGCACGTTCGCCATATTTAATTAATCCTAGTTCTAGATCATCCCATAATAGTTTATTGCCGCCTGTATAAGGTGCAGGACCGTATTCTTCCTCCCACCAAGATGGCATCGTTGAGAAGCCCAACATCTCCCACGGAGTTTGATGCGGGCGTATTGTATCGTAGAAATATTGATAACAAGCTCTCCAACTTCCGGCCATTATTTCGCCGTCAATTCGATCGACGAATCGACTATAGTTCCATGTAAACGGATCATTGCTTTCAAATGTATCGTTAACTGTGAAATCAATTTTGTTATTACCAATCCAATTTAAGAAATTCTTAGATAATAATTGATTAGCATCAGCCAATGAATAATCACCTGTTCTAAATTTTCCTGGAGCAACTGCATAAATGTCTTGGTAGCTGCGTGTATCACGCAAGGTAATGTTATTGTAGATACGTTTTTCTAATTCTAATATAAAACTATCTCTATAATCGTCAAATGCCGGGGTTATACTACCATCATGGCCGCGGATAACATTAATAGGAGTACGATACGTATCATCTAAAAAGATCTCAGGAATAAATTTAGGATACAACCCTAACTTAGTAGGAGTTTCCGGTACATAAGATCCATTGGTATCTGCATATTCTACAATTTTAACATTGTCATCTACTTCTAATGTAATCATGTCAGCAAATGTTATCGCTGGACGATCTGTATCAAATGTGTAATCTCTACCTAAGATTAATTGTACATCATTTAAATAAACGAGTACTGCGTTATTGCTCAATGTAAACGCATCAAATACTTTAGTAATTTCATATGAACGAACTAGTGGATCAAATATTGTATAACCAGTACCGTTAACAATATTTTTTAATGTACCGTACGGTACCATGTCACTGTAGAACCACGGGAATGATTTATTTTTAATCTTGTTAATTTCTGTTAAGATTAAATCAACACTAGCCACAGGATCAGTTGGTTGTATGCCCGATAGTGTAGCACTTAATTCTAAAAATTTATTTTTAAATCTAGCATATTCCTGTTGCGCATAACGAATAGCATCGATAAAGTTTGTGCGGTCGTTTAATAAAAATAGTGCCGCATTCGACAGTGGAGCACTATGTTGTAGTATGTTACCACCTTGCGATTTAATCTCAATATCTCTAAGATTACTTTCGCTAAGAATGTCTCCCACAAGCTCGCTACTATTTTGACTTAGTTCAACTAAATGGTTTCTAATTTGGCCTAATGTCAATGATGTTAAATCAATATTTTGCGCATTCAAATCTAAATTTTGTGGAACTTGATACTGACCAAGTGCGCTTACTTCCTCGCTGTAAATTAAGATATCGATCTTATCACCAATGGCAGGTGGCGTGGATAAAATTATAGTATTTGCCACGTTTGACCACTGTGTTGTTTTTAAGAATGCATTATTTTTATAAACTTTAAGATGTGGTATAGATGCTTCGGGTATCGCGCTAATATCAACTTTAAATGGGCTGTTAAGTCCATCATAGATATATGTAATTAGTTGATATTGACTAAGTGGTTCAACTACTTTATTCCAATTATTTGTTGGAATTAGTGTATATCTGTCAACAATTTGCTGTAAAAGTCCAGATGAGATGTTGTCAGTGTATGCTACTCTATCACGTACATAGCTAAATGTATCTGTGTCGAAGTAGTTAGAAAATTCAATGTCTCCTTGCGCACGGAATGTTCTGTATTTTAATGGAAAGTATAATACTGTATCTGCTGTTGTGCTGGTGCTGGTTCTGTTATAGCCAAATAATCGTGTACCTGCAAATGTACTTGATTCATATTCGGCTAGGCGTGTGCCAGCGGTATCATATACATCAAACAACGGATCTTGCTGTAGGCTAGTTTTTTCTTGGCTTTCTATCCAAGTATCTCCGTTATACCACCATGTTGTTCCTTTATATATACCATTTAATATAGCTACTGTATCATAGAGTTCATTATTGGCATCGGCGGCAGGATTTAAATTTATATACACCGGACCAGTTAATAAGCCTTGATCGTCAATTTGAGTTTGTACTAAATTAATTGTATAGATATTATCTCGCACCAATGGATCAAAATCATTGGCAAATATGATTCGCATACCATCTTCTAGTACAACTCCGTTTATAATAGTTAATACTTGCCCATTCAATTCATTAAACGCATCTTGGGTAGTTACATCCAATATGTTAACTGCTCGCTTACCAATTCTACCAAAATTAAATAATTGTAGGTCTGCTTCAAATTGTACAATTGGACGTTGCGCACGATATGTTTGATCGTAGGTAACTGTTACTCCATTATATTCAGCTGTTAATTTAATTACATCACGGTGAAACCAGCGATTGCTACGAGACCAAGCATTTAAATCAATACTAGCACGATTAATTGTAATATAATCTGCGTTAGAGGTATTTCCCGGCAGTCCATCTGGATAGTTTAATGCTATTTCATCATTGTAACGCTCGGGTGTAACTAATAGTGTTACATCAACTAATCGTATACCGGTTGCTGCGCCCACATTCTCAACATAATATTCTTTGTTTTGATATGCGGCAGGAGTAACATCAGAGCCAAACCTTACTTTTAATCCGCTGGTAAAAATTACTCCGTTAGGGCTAGTGTAGTTAGGTTTTCCTAAAATATCTTTTTCAATGTCGATAGACCAACCAGCAATATCAATGAGTTTAATTGTACCGTAGATAGATGGATCACTGCCGTCTTGAAAATACAGTGTATCTTGTATACTTGAAATTACAGGAACAACATGAAAAAACTCATCATAGTCTTTAAAGAATTCTTTATTGGCGTTAACAAGCCCAGATTTGATATACACCTTTTCGTTAAGCAACACATCTTGAACATGTACTAAACGAATCAACGGGTCATCAATATTACCAATATCAGTAAACTGTACTTGCCATATTCCGTAACGTTGAGCATCTGGTATGATAGTACCAGCGTCGTATCCTGGCACAACTAATCCGGTATCTGGATCAATGACTTCGGGCATCGTCCATGCTTCTTCACCGCGATTTGTTAATAAGTTTTGGTTAATAAATATTGCTGTTTTGCCGTTAAGTTGTCCAGTTATGCCTGAATACGCTGGGAATGCAGCAACGAATTGACTAAGAGTGCTATTTTGTATATCGGCATAGGCAAGGGGAACAGCATATTCTACAGTAGCCACTACATTCATTAATACATATCTGTCTTGAGCAGTTGCCTGCGGAACATTGAATGTAATTGTACCTGTTTCTGCTCCATTGTTAGTAACACCGAGTACAGCCCGGGTACTAACTGTAGGTGTTGCATTTACTAGGCCGTCGACTCCAAGTTCAGTTTGTATCCAAAACTTTGCTCCTACTTGATCAACTTCGAATGTATATTGACCGCCACGTGCTAAAGTAATTGTATTTTTTATTAGTCCACCTGTAGTAAAATCATAACGAGATGTGTTTGCGTTGCGAGTAACTGTGAATGTTTTTTCTAAGTCTACTCCACTTGTATTAACATCAACTGGGTCTGGACCATCTTTAAGCCAGTAGTATTGACTGAAGTTAACAAACTTATCAAATGATAGTTGCGGATTAAAACTATAATATTCACCGTCAAATAATCTATTATGATTTTGGGTTAGGCCACTATAATATTCAATTTTATTTAAAAGATCAGTGTAACTAGCAAAGAATGTAATTTCTTTTTGGTCGTTACGAACTACTATGCTTGGCTCAAGTTGATACTTTTGTCTATTAGCTGAATTCTCAATTACATAGCTATCTTTATTTTTGTATGTTGGCGCAAATGTTCTTCCGATATAGCCATATATATTTCTTAAATTTGGTTCAGTGACTAACTGATCCATTGTAGCCGACAAGAACTTATTGTTAACATCGGTTTGGAATATGCTAGGAAGTAAATTTGAAGTCTTTTTTGTCGCCATGTCGTTATAATCTCAAGTGTTATATAGTATTTAAGCCAATACAGTTTGGTTGATTTGCGCCGCGGTAATCGCACTAATAATCTGTACATTGTCCACTGTGGCCGCACTTACAATGATTTCGTTATAATTTGCGTTGATTTGTAACAAGCTACCAAATGTGCTTGATTCGCTCGATGGAACAATTGTTATACTAGCTATATTTGGAGCGAGCACACTATGCAAATAAGCACTTAATTCACTGAAGTAAAATGTTTCACCAAAATCCCAATTTGCGACATCAAAATAATTATTAATTTCGGTAATAACACTAGTTTTAATATCGTTATCACTAACAACAATACTAGAATTTTTTACAACTTTAAAGGTTGCTTGTAGCGAAAGCGGAGCTTTGGCACCAAAGATTGGTTTAAATTTTGCCGGGTTATATATAATTGTGTCTGTTAAATTCTTATAATTTTCTAATGTACTAAATTCTGTATTCAACGCATCAACAGTCGGCGCAGTTGGTTCAACAACCGAACCCGTATTATCTTGTATCCATGCTGTATAATCAGTAGAATATTGTTTAGTTAATAGATACAGGTCAATAATATTATTTGGACTAGGATCAATACGACGATAGTTTGGGCTATTATGTCTATATTGGAAGTACAAATCTTGTCTACCAACTTTGGCTGTATAGTCAAATACTTCGTTTAACACATATGACTCACCTACTACAGTTAGTTGATAAAATTTATTTTCTGGAACAATATAAAATAATTGCCCTGCTTCATACAATTTTGCGTTTTCTTGTGCTGCAACTAAGGTTGCATAAGTTGATTCAACAAGACTATTACTTACTAAAGTTTGTGTAACAAAATTATCGTATCCATAGGTTGACTGGAAATACACGTATTTGCTATTAACATCAATATCCGGATTAACAATTAACTCAAATAATTCCGGATTATCTAAAATACCATTATTGTCCATATCCGAAAAGGTAACTAGAATTTTACTAGGATTTTCGTAGCCATCAACTTCAATAATATTTTTGTAAATATACCATGTATAATCCAATGATAGCGGACTGGCATCATCAGGATTAGAATTCACTTTTAATATTTTAATATTATCGTGTACTGTGAATCCGGTTTTTGGATCAAATACCTTAACTGTATTATCAAAGTAGAAATTAGTTTCTTTCACACTTTCAAATACATAGTTTAAACCTCTATAATAAACAGTATATGTCTGGCCGATAGTTTTAAATCGAATTAACCAACTAGCATCAAGTAGTTGTCCGCTAGTATTCCCTGCGTATGCTAAATTAAATTCCCCGGCATTTAAGTCCCCAGGAAGTATTAATTGCCACGATGTAGTTTCAATATCGTATCGTAACCCAAAATCTTCATATGCTTGTACATAGCTTACAATAGAATCAGTCAATGAAGTTGAAAAATCGGTATCAAATACTGTATATACTGCTATAGCTAGGGCGCCATCAGGCACTTGTTCGCCAAGTATAACTGGCCCGCCACCATTAGACAAGTTACCCTGACCACCGTTTGTTCCATCACCTATTACCTGTTGAACCGAAGCATAGATAAATTCTTTATCTCCAGATTTAGGTGATGTTGGTTTCGCTATAATTTCATTGCGGGCGTTAAACCAAAAATTTGTGCCAGCACTGAATTTAATTATAGAACTTTGTTTAATATATTTGTTATTATTAGCTACTGTATCACCGACTTGTACTATGGTGCCAACAGCGTTAACTAAGTATCCAGTAGACCCATTGGCCACTGTAGTTGAATAATTCCAATATGCATCACTAATAACGATAGTTGGATATTTACTATAGAAAAATTGTAATGTTTCTTGTGCCGATGCTATGGGTTTTACTTTATTGTAAATTGCTTTGTAAATATCATTTCTTGTGTTATAGTCAAAAGAGAATGTGTTAACAAATGGATCACGATAAAGTACACCATCATCAGCAAAGATATTTGTACTTGAATATTTTCCAGTTGTATCAATAACATCTAAATAACGACTAATACCAGAACTAGTACGATTAACTGCTTTAACTTTAAGTACGTTGCTGAATAATGTGTAAGGTAAGATGTTATAGTCTTCACCTGTTACCATACGATCTTGTGTGTAGTATTGTTGTGGTGCTTTTTGTCTAATTTCTTCAAGTGATTCACGTGAACTAGCATTAGCTACTGTATATCGTAGGCTAGCTCGTAATGTTAGAGTTTCAACTCTGCCTGTCCGACTAATATAATTAACTGGTACAACTATACCCTGCATCTCATCCGGAGTAATTTTATAGTCGACTCCATTGCTCACTCGGTAATATAGTCTATAATTACCCTGAGGTATATTAGCAAAAGACCCGTCGCCAAACACTAGATCAATTTGATCACTGGCTCTAGTGTTAACTTGGAATATAGATTTAGTAGTACTTTTATTATAGATCACATTGGTATTGCCCACTGCCGGAACTTGAGTCCATAACGCATTTGGAAGACCTTGCGCATCTAAACTGTATAACCATATATCAGTATTATTAATGTTGTCTACGTTAACACTATACACACGATTTGGCGTACTTTCTTGAAATGTAAAATCAAGTGATTTTAATTCACCCTGTTTGAAATAGGTAAAGAATCCTGTATTTGTACTTGTATTACCTAGATTATCGTTACGATAAAGTAGATTGAATGGTTGATTTTGACGAGGCGCACGTTCATATACGTATGTTTTGCCAGCACTTGTTGGGCTAGTCATTTCAAACTTAGTTGTTGTTCCTTCGATTTTAGTTGTAAAACTGTATGTTGGAACAATATTTGGTACTAAGTTTATTTGATATTCGTCGTTAGTAATACCATTGATTATTTGCGAGTTACTAGGTTTACCGACAGATTGCGTTGCTTGTAATCCTGCGTTAATTACCGCAGTAAATTGTTCTTGCCAGTTGTCATTTGCTGAATCAGCCCACGAAATAACTAAGCCGGCTAGATTAATGCCGTTGCTATCATAAATGTTTTCTGTTGTGCTAGCACTATCAACTTTTAATAATCCGCTAGCAGGGATATTACGTTTAGGATTGTATGAAATTAGTTTAGCAAGTTTAAGAATACTGTCACGACGTTGCGCAGTATCCATGAAGTTTTCACGTGCGTTTAAATCACCGCGAAAAGCTAGACTTTGACCTAGGAACGCAATCAAATCAATAAGCGCAATGAACTCACTCGATTCAATAAAGTCGTTGAAGTCTTCCGGGTAATATAAGCGTAAATAATCAATCATTGACTTACGAAGTGTTTCGTAGTCATAGCTTTGAAAGTCCGCATTACGGAAGGTTTGATAGACTCGTGTCCAGTCTTCCGCAACCAATAAACCTGTTTGTCTTGTAGTAATAGCCATACTAATTTCCTGTTATAATGTATTTATTATAAGCAAAAAGTAGGTATTTAATTAACTAGCTGTTAGTGTGCGGTTTTGATTATTGAATCTTAGATTCATCAAATTTGTTTGATTTGTCTGTAGATAGCGTAGTTCAAGTTCGATTTGAATGCCGGTTTCATATTCTGTAACAATGACATTATCAATAGAAACTCTAGGATCATATGCGGCAATTGCTTTAATATCGGCTATGATCGCACTCTTAAGCTCAGGAGTAAATGGATCATATAACACATTCCATATAATAGTGCCAAAGTTAGGATTCATCAATTTCTCACCTTTGCGAATGTGAAAGTGATTTACTAAATCTTGCTTAATCAACTCAAAGTCAGTTAAACGAAACTTTTTATTTCGTCCTACTGTTGAGAAACCTTTATATAAAATAGCCATAATAATATTTATCCTAAGGTTATACGGATTTAATTGGTTGATCTAATGTAGCCATTTTAGGTGCTAATACCGCTACAGCATATTTGCCTTTGGCAAAATAATTATCACCAGTGGTACCATATTGATCTGTTTTGCTACTCCCGCCGCGCCAGGCTTTTGCTCCGCCTGCGCCTAACAAATGACTAACTGCTAATAAACCGGCAACGTCTTCGGGCGGTGTATCTTTAGTTACCGTACCAATATTACATAATGTTTTGTAGTTGCGTTTTGTATAGGCGCACATTGCAGCTTCTTGTACGGCAGGGCTTGCTAGGAATTTTTCTAAACTGTCAATACCATCTTTGCCAATCCAGTTATTTGGATTATTCATTTGACTATTACTCTTACATGATCGTTTAACATAGCCGCCATCAATTAATGCTGGATAACCAAATTGATATTTTCCCACAAACCCAATCGTGTTTACTACATCGTATTTGCCGTTACTTTCGCTTTTGCCTATTACAGCATAATACGCTGTCATTTGTGCAGAAGTTAATTCACCCATAGCACAGTCGGTGGTAGGCTGGTTACGTAGATCAACTTCAGTTGCTGGATTTTTAATTCCTGTACCAGTGGTAGTTTTAGTTGCGTCAGTTGTTCCTGTGTATTTGGCTGCAGGTTGTTGCCCAACTGATTCAGGTTCAGCAAACGGTGCAGTTGCTCCACGTTTAAATGGTTCATGAGTTGGAGCTACTGTAACTATCGAAGATAAACTTCCAGTGCTGGTATATAAGCCAACCGGTGAGTTAAGTACAACATCAGATAGGTTATTAATTTGTATTTGTTTAGGCTTCTCAACTGTCTTAGCGCCGCCACTGTTCTGTTTAATTAATGATCCGGTATGCGCTATATCGCCTGATGCTTTCATTGATATACTTGCGGCGTCAATGTTAACAGGTGAATCACTTTGTAAGCCTATAGTGCCTGCGGCACCTACGGTAACTACACCAGTGGACAACATATTAAAACTACCGCAGTCAATTTGAAATTTACTACCCGATTTCATGTTTATTTTATTAGCGGCATTAAGATTTATATTAGTGTCTGAATGTAAGTTAATAGATCCTTTACTTCTAACATTAAATCCATTATTAGTAAAAATATTAATGGCGCCTTCAGTAGTTAGTTCGACCCAACTTGTTCCGTCACCGTGCGATATATACAAAGTATTATCAGTGTCGTTCATCATTATCTGATGCCCGCCGGCAGTACGCAATCTTACTAATTGATTTTCACCTGTTATGGCTCCATCATCCATGACAAAAGTGTGACCGCCAACTCTAGTTGAATAACGATAATCATCTTCGGTTAGTGTACCAGCTTTTACTTTAGCAAGATATGCTTCTCGATTATTAGCAGGATCATCTGTGTATGGTCTGCCGGGTGTGCTGATACCAAAAACATTACTCGGACTTTCACGTTGACTGCTACTAGTGATTGTACCGCGAGCTGTATCTCTATCTAACCCTTGTGTTTTTAGTATAGAATATTGTTGTTCGTGTATTGGTTTAGGATTATCAATAAAGTTTGGATTTTTTCTTGCTGTTTCATCATTTTCATTGTATTCAACTACAGGAGCAGTAATCCCATTTTGATATGATTTTTTAGTATCAGCAGATGCGCCTGATGTATCAAT